AGTGAATACTTCCTGCTTTGGTTCTTCTGCGGTCTGAGTGTTAACTTCCTGGTTTGTCTGGATTCCAGTTTCCATTTCTTACCTCCTGTGAGTGAAAACCTCGTTTAAGGCACGAGTTGCCATGTTGTATGAAAAAAGGGCCCTTATTGGCCCTCTAATCAACGTTTATCTCTTCAGCGGCGGAGCTGTTACGCTCGATTCTTTTGGCGTATGCGCTCCGTTTCTGATCGTTGATAACTTCCTTATTCTTGTCGTAAAACTTGCGTCTGATAGTGTTTAATGCGTCGTGGTCATGCCCTTTAGCGTTGTGCCCCGACATTCTGAGTATGTCGTCTGCGCTCCATTCATCATTGGTCATTTCCAATATCATTTCATTGATTGCTGACGGGTCATATCCCTCTATCTCAAGGTCACCTCTGTGATCTATCGCATATTCACAATCGCAATTTGAGTGGATATGCTCAGCGTGTCCGCCCTCAAGCGTGCGTTTGCCCGCTTTTTGCCAGCCTATGCCCGCAAGTGCAAGGCAATAAGCGCAAGTATCTCCGTGTGCGACCCATGCGAAATACGCTCCATCGCGCTTCGCGTTCAGGAGTGTAGTGTCCGCAGCTGCCTGCTTTACGAGCCTCCCGACTGCCTGTGCCACGATATCCGCATTGCCCGTTTTCAGCGTTCCGTTCACGGTCTTTGCTACTTCGGCTATCGTTGCTGTTTCAGCTGGGACCGCCGCCGGAACTGAAGCGCCTTGAACGGCTGAAATAGCGTCGTACATATCGCAAGCCGCCGCCGCCGCGCCCTCTCCATACTTTGTTGCAAGGGCAAAGCCGTACTCTATAAGAGTCTGCCGAAATACGTTCGCGCTGATCTCTCCGGCATCGTAACGCGCTTTGAGCGCAAACAACATCGAGCGCATCTCTGAAGATGCTCTGTCGTCAAGGCGTCTGAGCAGGGCAACATATCCGTCCCACTCTTTCCTCGTTATCTGTGCCATTATTCACCTACTTCGTTAAGCACCTGCATTCCTCTCACGCGTTGCTCCTGCGCTTTGATACGTCTGATATCCGCCTGGTCGAAACCAATCATTTCAAGGAATGTGTCTGTGCCCGCAAATTCCTGACGTGCTGACGCTATCTTGATAGCCGCGTCTGCTGTGACCGCTACGGACGGCATTGCCGGGTTCTTGAAGTGTGCCACGATGCTCTGCTGAGTCTCTGTCAGTGCTTCAAGAGTCGTGTCGTTAGCGATTGCAAGCGCCATCATACCGATGGTCCTTAGTGAATCACCATTGCGCTCATTGAGTTGTTCAGCCATCGAGACAAGTGTCTGCGACTGTGCAAGTATTGCGTCTGAGCTTGTCGGGTTCGCATCATTGACCACGCCTGTATCGGTGACTGTCAGTCCGGTCGCTGCACTGAACTGTGTAGACAAGATCCGCAGCATCTCGACGTGCGGTGCGATACTTCCCTGCGGGAGCTGTCCGAACGACGGCTTTTCTCCTGTTTCAGGATTGACCGTTGATGCAAGAATACTTCCGACGTACTGCTTGAACTTCTGATTTACGACTTTGTCATACTGGTCGTCTGTGAGTCCAAGCAGATATTTCTGCGGAGCTGTGGAAAACTCAAGCCCTATCGTTGCGTTTGCGATAGTTCTCACATAGCCCTGTATGAGCCGTCTAATCGGCTCTTTTATCCTTGACTGTCCGAACGGCTTTGAGCTTGTCGGATTATAGATAAGCGGCTCCATCAATGGCCTACCCATCTTATGCGGATGCTTTTCCGCTCTCCATATCTGATCATCCCTTTTGAGCACCCATATCGCATCATCCGTGTAAAGGTTCAGCATTGACGGTTCCCATACAGTCTCATCGTCGTTACTCGGTGCCGTGTCGGTGATAGCGAATCCGTATGCTATGCGCCCTTTTTCGCCGTCCCATACGGCCGCCGCTGATTTCGCTGAATGGAATCTGATGCGACAACGAATCTTTTTGTCGAATGACAGCGTTGCGAATGAGCATCCGATTTTGAGCTCATCACGGCACGCTTTCGGATATTCAGCCAAAAGATTGTTGTTTCTGACTATCCTTGTCAGCTCTTCGACCTCTTCACCGTTTTCCCCAACGAATCCGTCAAACATCGAACGGCTTGCAAGTACATCGACAGTCTTTGCGCCCCACGCGCATCCGATTTCAAGTCCGCTCATACCATTCGGGAGTGCTATTCCGAGATTGACTTCGCTGAGTGGGATTTTGCCCTCGTAATACCTATCCTTGATTTCGTTTTTTGACGTCGCATTCTGATAGACTGTCAGGAGCTTGTCAAGTATTTCCTGCTCTCTTGCTCCAAGTCCGATTATGTTCTGCGGTGCAATTAATAATTCCATCTAACCAATCCTCATTTCCCTATTTGGATCTCGTTTGCTGTTTCGTGCGCCCCATAACGCAAGCGCACACGCCTCTATAGCGGCGGAGTTGTCGCCTCCGAACGCCCATCCTCCGCCTATCGGCCTTTTTATTGCCGTTATAGCGCTCTCTCTTAATATTTCCTGCTTATCAAACCATGTGACGGTCTGCTCATTGAGTGCGTCCGTTAAAGTGCTTACAGACGCGATTATGTCTCTTGCTGTTGGTCTTATGACCGAGCCTCTGAATCGCCATGTGCCCGATATCTGCTCAACAAGCACATCAACGCCGTTTCTGCCGTCTATGACCACGCAACAAGCCTTTTTATATCTTGCATTCAGCCATTCTGCCAACCACCTTATTCCGTGTCCAGTCGGCTGAATCTCTATCAGTGATATCCTTGCGGGCCCATCTTTCGGTATGACCGCTCCGCATAGAGCGACCGTTGACCCATCGAATGAAAACTTCACGCCGTATGCAGTTTTGCCCTCCGGCTTGCCCTGATCCGAACTACACGCGTCCCAGATCTCCTGCGGGATCGCGTACTCGGCCTCGTGCTTCACTTCAGGTGACCACCATCCGAGTCTCTCCCTTGCGAATCCGTCCGCCGACTGCGTCCGCATCTCTTCAAGAGTAAAGTCCTCAGACAAGCGAATCCCTAAAGCGGGATTAGTCATGTACCACAGCGACGTGTCTGCGATATTGATGTCGTCTATAGAATCGGCCTCCACGCTCCATTCGTGCCAGCTGTCGTGCTTTCCAGCTTCAGTTGTACAAACGGCTCTCCTACGGCGAAATACGTCCCCCGGACAGCCCGGATAAGGCGGAGTTCCCGTATATATGAGTTGCCGTGTACCCGTTGCTGATGCCGACAGAGTCGCCATAATAGCTTCAACCTGGTCGTCTGTCAGCTCTTGCGCTTCATCGTACACAACAAGGCTTATGCCGTCGAAACCTCTTGCCGCTTGCCTTGATCTTGCGGAAAATTCGATAACACCGCCGTTGTCAAGTTCAATGCACTCTTCTCCGTTGGTGTAACGAATCTGCTTCACAATGTCAGTTACTTCGGGATGCCGTTTGTCTGTAAACATGGCTGCAAGGCGTCTGAATGACTTTTTAGCGGTCCTTACTTGGTGTGCCGTGTGCAGAATCTTCTCGCCATTCACGACAAGTCCGAAAAACTCACGCGCCTCAAGGCATACGTTCTTGCCGTTCTGACGCGGTAGCGTGAGCCCTGCCGATGTGACGTTATACTGCCCGTTTTCATCTCTTCCGAGCCAACAATCAATTACGCTACTTTGCCATTCGTCGAGTACGCACCCATATTCGCGCATCAAAAGAGCCGCATCCGTTCCATCCGTTGCGGCTCTCTCCGGCTCTATTCTAATTCTCGGCTCCTGACTGCCTTGCATCATTTCTTGTGTTTATCCCTTACCATTTCAAGCATCGTCTTAGGCTTTTCTATCTGTGCGGCCTCTGCATCAGCGGCCTCTTTCGGTAAAACGCTCATAATGGTATTCATTCCGCTCATGTAACTTTTCCACAATCCCGAATAGCCTTTGAAAAGCGGGTTCTCCCTGATGCCGGACTGTCCGCCGCCGTTGTCATACGGGATTGCTACACTCGTGTTCCGGATCTGCTCCCGCGTGTCGTCCAGCTTTGCTTTCATCCACGCCGTGTTTTCTATGACCGACCCGAGCATTTCTATTCTCTTTTCAGATATTCCGCATGAAAAAAGCAGAGATTTAAGTCTCTGCTCCTCATCCTTTGCGGTTGTTTCGATATCAATCATTATTTTGA